CACAGTTGTGCGGTCACTGCGAATAGCCTGTCGCATGTAATATGCAACAAGCGTTTCAATGTGTCTTGAAAAGGCACGAGCCTGATCGCGTATTCCAGATTCTGCGGTGTCCGAAACTGAAATAATCTTATCAACACACTGCTCCGCTAACTCTTCGGGAGTAAACCCGCGGTTATCCGTAGTCTTTACACCAATAACAGGTGCGTCTTTGTTGATATCTACCTTGAACTCAAACATTACTGTTTTGCCCTTATAACCTTACCTGTGCGGTATTCATCTGTTGTTTCTTTGGCCTCACCCAGCATTTTAATGCCCATTACAGCCTCTTGGAACCTTTGAGCATACATAGCCATAACATCTTGTTCGCCCTTCATGTAAATGTAGGCTTCAACAAGCGCCCCGTACAGCATAGCCATTTCAGCGTTCTCACTGAGCCATGTTGTGCCACTCTCTGAACCCGCAGTCAGACTCAAGGGTCGATAGAAATAGTGAAGTTCCGCGGTGTAGTTCGCTCCAACCGCAGGAGCGTTTGGAGTCGGAGCCAGTAAAAAATTATCCACATCGAACACCCCATAATAACGTGGGGCACCCGTTGTCGTATCGTCCGGAGTATAGGTCTGCAAAAAGCTAGGGTCTTTAAACTCAACAAAAAACCTGTCCGCATCTGGGCCTCGCAAGCTCAAAGAAAACGGAGCAAGAAAGTCTGAGGGAACCGCCAAAAAAGAGTTGCCTGCCGTAGTCGAAGCCGTAGAGTTCTTTCTAAACAAACTAAGCTGTACGTTTTTTAAAATCCGCTCTTCTGCCTGACGGATAAACAAGGGAAGATTTGTTACAAAAGATGTTTCGTCATTCTCTGTATAATCTTGGATAGCCTGCTTTAGTTGTGCGTATGTAAAACTCATAGCGTGTTCACCTTATAACCCATGCCACTATGGACGCTACAATAGGTATACAATGTCGGAGCACCAATAGCGACTGTAATCTGAGTGTAGGCTCCCGACGAACCCGGCGTCCCATTGTAAGTAACACCTGTTGTATACTCTGAGCCACCACCATGTGTGCCATCTGAAGTTGTTGAAAAGCGCAACGGGTGCCCTGAGTTAGTGTTGCTTGATTGGTCATAACGATAGGTACTGCCCTCATATACATCTACACCAGCACCGCCGGGCTGAGAGCCATTTTGATAGTAAACATTCCCACTGCCGGGGTTAACAACAGTAATCGCATATGTAGCCCTGACTGCAACGGCGGAGGGTGATCCAACCGAAGATGTAGCGCCTATACCCGTAGAGTTAACAGTAACATCAGTACCCGTGCCGGGAGTAACAACAGTTACAGCCCCAACTCCGCTGGAAAGAGCTACGGTATTCGGTATTTCTGTTGGCATTTCCGCATTTCCTGCGGTGCTCCATTTACCATTACCCAAATAAACAATGCCGTTAGTCGTGACCACCAAAAAGGCACTCGTAGGGTTGCCCGTATCCGGACGCGCGTCTTTTAAAGCTTGCGGGTCTATAACTTTAGGAAAAGGACCTAGTTGAGGCTGCTTAGACTCAAACTCATCCTTACCAACAAGCGCCCCTGTCCACTCTTTGCGCATGTCTTTGTACCGATACCGGAATCCGGATCGGTCAGAGATAGCAAAAGAGTTTTTTCCAGACGCAAACTTACTCATTAGTTTGTCCTAAAGTACTGATACTGAGGCACAACGTTAAAAGAGGACCTGTCGCGGTCCTCGGTCATGGCTCTTTCGAACTCCTCTTCGTAAACCGCTTTTAAAAGCTGAACACGGTTTGGAGCACGTTTCATAGAGATGTAATATGCCAATCCTGCCGCCAGACAAGGATAGAACCGAAACGGCATATCAAGCGTGTTGGTTTGACCGTCCGCATCATTCATGCGAGTTAAGGCGTCGTATATAATAACGTCAGTGCCGTTTTCTGGAACAGGCCACACGTTTAAAACAGGCGTGGTTTGACGGTCTAAGAAAAACTGCGACGGTCTTCCTTGAGTTGTCTTATTAGGAATAGACAAAAACGTGTCCCGACTAACCCTGTCTAAAGCGTAATCGGTGTTACTTCTTCGAACTACAACAGATAAAATATCTATAACATCCGAGCTCACCGAAACGTCTCCATCCCCCTGAGTGGATGTGAAGCTTCGTTGCTTGATAGTCCATTGATTTAATCCGCGGTTAGCCCATTCAGCAAGCATGAGATTTAAAGAACGTTTTGCAGTTCTTAAATCATACCCCGTCCGGACCTCTAAACCGCAGCGTTCAAAGGCCTCTTCAATATACTCAGCAACGTCTAGTTCAAAGTCTGATGTTCCAGATAACGTCATTTTAACCTACTTTTTAGATTTACGAACGGCCCCACCGCTGCGCAGTTTCTTAACCATGCCGCCGCCGCGCAGTTTCTTAACCATTCCGCCGCCACGCAACTTTTTTGCCATGCCGCCACTACGCATTTTTTTAGGTTTCATCGCCATTTTTTAGTCTCCTGTACAGTTTTTCGCGGTTAAAGTATATTTCTGTAGAGTTGTACTCACCGTCATAGCTATCATAGTATCCCTTTTTGTCCAACCTGTTTGCAGCTTCCTGTAATTTTGAAAGTCTCTGAACAAAAATCATACTATACTCATCGTCAATCTCGTATTTAAACGTAACATCCTCTACAAAATCACTAGGCTCATCCTCCGGGTTAAACCCCATTACCCAAATGTCCTTGTCGATAAACATACCTTCAGAAATCCGGTGGTTTAAATCGTCCAAGTATTCGTGAAAATCTTCCGGGTTCTTTGTGTTTTTTAAGTCAACAATAATTACCAGATCAAACGCATCATCATACCTAGAAATGCAGGAATACAAAGTCTGATAGGACGCTTCTTTTTTAAAGATAATTGAAACTTTGTCCTCCAACCACGCCGTCTTTGCAAACGGACATGGAGGAAGTCCATTAAAAAACTTACTGGGTTTTTCTAAAGCAACCTTAGACCAACCCATAATCTCAGTAACCAGAGCTTTTTCGGTGGGATCACTGTAAAAGGCTAGATTCATCCTTGAGTCACCGAACCTTTCGTAAGCTTACGACGATTTGCCATAACTTTCCCGCAACCTCTTGCTACAGCCGTGCCAGACTGAGACCTGCCGTTGTAAGGACGTTTAGCTTTAGTGACTTCTCCGCCGCAAGCTAAACGCTTTACTTTGGCTGCTTTCGTATTCGAAACAACTTGCTTTCCTTTAGCGCCTTCACGCTTTTTCTTGCGAGCAGTAGAAGCTCGCTCAGACTTAGTAAGACTATTTGCCTTAGCTCGTGGAAGGCATCTGTCAGGGTTCTTTTTATCCTTAGAAGTCCCGCACTTGCCTGCGATATTACCTTGGCTATCAATTCTGACCCAATCTTCATCGACCCAATCCTTTAATTTGCCCATTACGAACCCTTTCTTTTTCCGCCCTTAGACTTTTTGGCGTAATTAGGGTCCTTACAATACTTAGACGCTGCCATATTTGCATAGGCTGACGGGTAAGTGTCAAAAGTTCGTTGCGCCCAAGCTTTTCCAGAGGGGCAAATCTTGCTGCCCTTGCTTTTAGGAGAAGCCTTCTTAGATTTTCTTGAATATGCCATACTACCAAGCCTTACATGACCAATAGCGGGCGCTAAACTTGTCTTTAGCGGTGTCGCACGAGTGACGAGCCCTGAAGTTCTTTCTGCGGCCGGGTTGGTCCTTTTTTATGGACATGTTTTGGTCGCCAAAACGAACAATTTTAATTTCAGAGCCTTTTTTAGCCAAAACCGCGCTTTTTTTGGAAGCTCCGGGGGTTCTTTTGGGCTTGTTAAAACCAGAAAAGGTTTCGCCACGGTACTTTATACGGCCAGAAGGGGTTCGGGTAACGTCTTTTGTGGTCGCCATATAAGCCCCTAATTGTAAAAAACCGTTACGTTAGTAACATCGGTTAAAACAGCAAAACATCCGTCTGAAAACAACATTCCTTCATCGGGGATATAGAGAGTGTCGTCAGAGTTTTGATGAAAAGCAAGAGTTAGCTCAGTAGAGCCCGTAGCCCCACCGTTTTTTAATACCACACTTCCGGCGCTTCCGCCTTGTGTGTGGTAATGAATTGCTTTTACACGAGCACGACCTCCAAAAACACTTCCGGAAGCTGTCAAGTAAGTCGCTTTTACATCAGACGCCATTAGACCACACTCTCTTAACTGTAAAAAACCGTCACAGAGGTGCAAGCTGTAAACACAGAGATATAGATGTCTCCTACTCGTATCCCCTCATCTGGAATGTTTACAGAGTGCGTGTCACTTGCATCTAAGTCCATATCTAAAACTACAGAACCGCCATTTCCGTCTGTGACCGTAAGACGGGGAGTGCCTGTGGTAGTTTTTACCTGAACCTGCCGAATGCGAGCAGAACCCACCGCCGCGGAACCCGTGGCCGTTAAGCGTTTAGCCCTTACATCAGAACCTGCCATTGAACTCTCCTATTAGCTGAGTGCAGCGCCAACAGCAGTAACCCAAGCCGCGCCCGTGTTAATAACAATGCAGTATTCGTTATTACCAGCGCCGTTGTCGCTAACAATATAGGCTGTGCCAACAGCAACAGAGGCAAATGCAGGGAGGTTAGCAGTCGTAACTACTGGAATTTGGAAACCATTGTTAGAACGAACGGGTCCGGAAAAAGTCGATAAGGCCATGTGAGTCTCCTGTCGTGGCTAGTGTCAGCCGCACCTTGCGACTGTCAGGGATAAACTCATTATACAGACTATTTAAGAAAAAGAAAGGGGCCACCGAAGTAGCCCCAATCAAACCTAACAAAGTTAAGTTATTACGCTGCGCCCGGAGTACCGAACACTGAACGCCAATCGGAAACACCGAATGAGTAACGCTCGCGGGCTTTAAACCGCATGTTACCTGTATCGAAATCGCCTTCCATAGCGGTTTTGATAGGTGAACGATTAAAGTATTTAAAACCATTCGGAGCGTCAGTTTTAATGAAGTAAGCGTCGCTGTCGTTCAGGAAGTGGTTAACCACTGCACCGTCCGGCAACATGCCCATAGACTTCATTGCGTTGTTGTCGTTATCAGCTGTTCCGCTACGCAGATTTGAGTTGATAACACGCTCGGCAATAAACTGAAGTTCTTTTGGAATGATAAGTTTCATACCACGAACCGCAATTTTAAGGCCACGCTCATCGGTCAAGCCAGCAATGTCGATCAGCATTTGCTCAAGAGAAGTCTCGTTGAGGTCGGCTGCGACTGCCAGCAAGTTTGTCTGGTTACCAGACAAAGAAGGGTGAGCGTTTGAACACAAAGCCGCACCGTCGCCGATGGCGTTGCCGCCCGTCGCCGAAAACGCGTTGTTCAAGATAGACGCTGATTTGATTTGCTTTGTCTGCGCCATAGAGCGAGCCAGAGCTTTGGTGTAACGAGACGCCAAACGATCATACAGGTTATCTTCAATGGCTTCTT